CAGCGTGATTGTCCTGGAGGCATCTGAATATATGGACAAGTCGCTCGCTCTGATTGGTTTCCGGCCAACAGATCCGCGTATTCGTCACATTACAGCGGCTGTATCAAATGCCAGTACGGTTCTGTTGTATCGACTCGGAGGGACAGGATCGGCAAAAGCAATGGTGACGGAAGGGCCGCTAACTGCGGTCGCCAAGTGGGGCGGCACCCGCGGTAACGACCTGCAAATCGTTGTACAGAGCAACATCGATAATCCGGTAGCGTTTGATGTGGTCACGTTGCTTGATGGCGAGGAGGTTGACTTGCAAACGGTCACTGTAATCGAGGAGCTGCAATCGAGTGCCTTTATTGATTGGACTGGGTCGGGTACGCCTACAACAACGGCAGGCATCAAGCTGTCCGGTGGTACCGACGGCACAGCTAGCGGTGCTGATTTCTCGGCAGCGCTGTCGGCCTTCGAGGCCTACCAATTTAATGTCCTTGGCGTTCCATTGACCGATTCTACGAGTAAGCAGCTCACCGTCGCTTATGTACGTCGTCAACGGGAAGAAGAAGGGAAGAAGGTTCAAGCCGTTCTCGTAGATTACCCGTCGGCGGATTACGAGGGGATCATCAGCCTGAAAAACAGCATCATAACGTCGGACGGCCTAAAGGTTCCTCCGGAAATGCTACTTTGGGAAATCGCGGCGATGCAGGCGGCGGCAAATGTTAACGAATCGTTGACCTATACGGCTATTCCAAACGCGGTCGACGCTTTCCCACGCTTGACAAATAGCGAGACGATCGCAGCCCTCAAAAACGGCGAACTCGTCATCACAGCAGTTAACGGTTCTGCAGTGATTGAACAGGACATCAACACGTTGACCAGCTTTACACCGGATCGGAGCCGGGCGTTTAGCAAGAACCGAGTCATCCGGGTGCTGGACAGCATTGGCAATGATATTAAGCAGATTTTCGATCAGTTTTATATCGGGAAAGTGTCCAACAACGATGATGGCCGCGCGTTACTGAAAGCCGAAATCGTGTCCTATCTGCTTACGCTGCAGGGACTTGGTGCGATCCAGAACTTCGACAGCCAGACCGATATCTCTGTTGCTCCGGGTACCGATGTAGACTCTGTACTGGTGGAGCTGAGCATTCAGCCGGTCGACTCGATCGAGAAAATCTATATGACCGTGGAGGTGGTATAAGATGGCCTTTTTCCGCGAACAGGACGCGATTAGCGGCAAGTATGCCAAAGCTTACGCGACGATAAATAATCGGGTGGTAGAGTTGTTTTATGCCAAAGCACTTGAGGCGACCATCGAAAAAAATAAGGTGGATGTACCGGTGCTTGGTAAGACCAATACCCCGCAGCGATCTGCGGGATGGTCTGGGACTGGAACGTTGACAATCTACTATGTTACTTCCACGTTTCGGCAACTAATGAGGAACTACATTAAGACTGGCGAAGATTTTTGGTTTGATTTGATGGTGACAAACGAGCAGCCAGGCAGCTCAACTGGAAAACAGACAGCCATTCTTAAAGGATGCAACCTGGACAGCATTGTAGCTGCACAGTTTGACGCAACGAGTGACGATATGCTTGAGGAAGAGATGCCGTTCACATTCCACGATTACGACATTCAAGATCAATTTAATGAAATTAGTGGCGTATAACCGGCGTGGCCAATTGGCCGCGCCTTTTTACCTTTAAAACCAATCTATTGGAGGATGATGAAAAATGAATCTGCAGGACTTTCTGATCGCGAATCCCGTTGATAATTTGACTGAGGAGGTTGCTATCTCACCTCGGTTCAAGGATGAGAAGGGCAATCTGCTCAAATTCACAATCAAAGCTATGACGCCGGCCGAATTCGAAGAGATTCGGAAAAAGGCAACTCGTATCAAAAAGGGAAAGCAGGTCGAGTTCGATAACCAGTTATTCAATCTCAGCATCGCAATCAATCATACGGTTAATCCGGATTTCCGAAATGCCGAGTCGATTAAAAAGCTTGGCGTGAATACGCCTGAGGAATACATTCAAAAAGTGCTGCTTGCTGGAGAACTGTCCACGCTTGTTCAGAAAATTAACGAGTTGAGCGGCTTCGATGTAGCCATGAACGATCTGGTGGAAGAAGTAAAAAACTAATCAATGAGGGCGATTCGGACGCAAATTTTGCGTACTACGCCCTCCACGAGCTGCATATTTTGCCGCAGGATCTCATGGCCATGTCCGATCGAGAGCGAGCAACGATTTACGCGATGATTTCGGTCAGGATCGACAAGGAGAAGAAAGAAGCCAGAAAGAGAAATTCCAAGAAACGGTAGACTCCCTCCACACTTAATTGATAAGATAACTTTAGCAATGTTTGCTATTGGGAGGGGGGAGAGCCTAATGTACAAAGGCATAAATGGTCAAATCGAGGTCACGGATACAAGTGTCATCATTAGAAGGAATGGTGCGGGTGCATTGCTTTCTAAAGGCTTTGCTGGTGACAAAACTATCCCAATTAGTGCAATTACAGCGATACAATTTAAACCAGGTTCATTTTTTAGCGGAAATGGTTTTATTAAGTTTTGTTATGGCGGCAGCATTGAGCAACGAGGGGATTTAAAAGAAGCCGTCAATGATGACAATGCGGTTGTCTTTAGAGCAAAACATAACGAGTTTTTTGAAAGTTTAAAGCATACACTTGAACAGAGGATTAGTCAGGCGAAGAGCCAGCCGTCAAGATCAGAGACTTCAGCGGTTGAGCAATTGGAAAGGTTGGCAAGACTTAAAGAACAAGGTCATATTACTGAAGAGGAATTTCAGAAGAAGAAAGTTGAACTTTTATAAGTGAGCCCATGGGGCTCTTTTTTATTTGCGAAGGAGGTTTTCCAGTGCCAACCATTGCAACTACTCTAAAGATGATGGATCAATTTGAGGGCCCCCTTAGCGCAGCGATCCGCCAGACAAATAGGGCAATTTCAGCAATGGAAAATCTCAGGAGAGTGGTGGAACGGCCAACTCATGCCGATATCGATATCGGACTAGACACTTCCCAAGCTATGCAAGAAGCTCGTCATGTCAGTCAGGAAGTCGAAAGTCGTTTAGGTACAATTACGGGCCAAGTTGAATTAGATGTGACGACCCAGGTCACTAGTGCAATTGGGAAGCTTGATGGTCCGATTAATAGGGTACGTTCAGAAATCGATAGATTGGCTGACGTCTTACAAACACGGAATAATAAATCGCCAGGGGGCGAGGGGGCTGACGCTGGTGCGTTTGTACTTGGTTCAGGTGGTTTTCTGGCGACAATTGCAGGAATGATAGGCGCCGGAGCCTTAATGAAGGGTATGACGGGCGGCGCAATGGAGCAGGAACAGCTACAGGGATCCCTTCAGGCTCAAGTCGGCATAGATGAGCAGCAAGCAAATTACATGGTACAGCAGGTTAAGGACATCTGGGCTGCAGGGTGGGGGGAGTCTCTTGCCACGGTCAACAATGATATGGCCACAGTCCGCCAAAACTTAGGCGGCTTATCTCAGGATGCTTCCGTGGCCTATACCAAGTCTGCTTACGTTGTCCAGCAGGTGGCAAAGGGTCAAACGGATGTTCAAGAGCTGTCCAAAGTAACGCGTACACTCATGGCTAATTTCGAGGGGCTGGGAGAGATTCAAGCCCTTGACCTAATCGCGACAGGCTATCAGCGCGGCGGAGACTACGCCAACGACATGCTGGATACAGTTAGCGAGTACGCGGTCCATTTTGCCGGCTTGGGAATGAGTGCCGAGCAGATGTTTGCAACTCTGATTGCCGCCAGCCAGGAGGGAGCTTGGAATCTGGATAAAGTAGGGGATGCTGCGAAGGAAAGCTTTATTCGCCTTCAGGACCTCTCTGATTCCAGTAGAGAAGGACTTCAAGCATTGGGGTTGGATGCAAACCAAGTAGCAGCAGATATTGCAGCCGGCGGCGATGCAGCAAATCGTGCCTATCAAGCCACATTACTCGCCCTTGGGAATATGGAGAACGCAACTGACCGAAACACTGTTGGGGTTAAACTTTTCGGCACCATGTGGGAGGATCTCGAAGATAGCGTCGTTTTGGCTATGCAAGCTGGCCAGGCCGGACTTGGGGAGTTCGAAGGGGCGACAGCCAAGGCAATGGAAGCCCTACAAAACAACGGGGCATTCCAAATGGAACAGCTGAAACGGAATTTTGCATTGGGATTTGCTGAGGCTGGACGTAACTCTGTAGAAGCGCTAACCCCATTATTTACGATGCTTAACGATGCACTCCAGTCTGGAAAGTTTCAACCGTTTTTCGATAGTCTGTCAAACGGGCTGACCATGGCGACCCAGCTGATAGGTTTTCTTGTTGAGAATGCTCTTTGGTTATCCGGCGTGATCACAACAAATTGGTCATGGATAGGCCCGATTGTATGGGGTATTGTAGGGGCTATCTCGGCTTTTGTAATAATCACCAAAGGAGCAGCAATTGCACAACAAATATTTAACGCCGCAATGAAAGCAAATCCTTTTGTTCTTGTTGCTACTTTAATTCTCGGGATTATTACTGCTTTGGTTGCACTTTGGAATACCAATGACGCATTTGCGGCCGGTTTTTTGCGAGCTTGGAATGGGATCCTGAACTTCTTCGATCAAATTCCGATCTTTTTTACTTGGGTCGGAAACGGGATTGCCGATGCGTTTGACTGGGCTAAGGTAGAGACGCTGAAAATAGTAGATTCATTAGCCAACGGCGTCATTGATCGAATCAACTGGCTAATTGATAAACTGAACAAAATTCCTGGTGTTAGCCTCAATGCCATCGATAATCTAAATCTAGCTGGATCTGCAGCTGTTGAAGCTGAAGCAGCTAGGCAGGCCAGAGCTGCAAACCTTGAATCCATGAGGCAGGGTGCTGCTGACAAGGCAGCAGAACGGGAAGCACAGGTGCAGAAGTTTCTGAATGATCGACAAGCGAAACGTGCGAAGG